AATCCGCGTGTGTACTTCCAGAACGTAGGGCTTTGCTCGCCCTCATGGCGCATTGCCGACAAGACCTGATCCTGAGTAATAAGGTACGGATACTTCGTGCGGCCCTCGCTGATGTTGGGCGACTTCATGCCGTCAAAGCGTCGGCACATACCGCGTTCTGTCAGCCAATGCTGGTCTTCAATCGTTACGCTGCGCCATCCCTTTGCCGGTGTGCAGAAGCGTCCGTGCGGATCAAACTTTGAGGCAGGGTTTCCGATGACCAACATCTTGAACTCGCGGCAACCCTTAGAAAGGTTCGTACACGCTTCAAAAGCCGCTTCAGGCGTATCCGTAGCTTCGTCGATAATAACCATCACACGCTCGGCGTGGATGCCCTGAATGTTGGCCACAGCCTTGGATGTGTTGCCCTCGGCGACGGCGATGGCGGAAATGGAGTGCCGGTCGTCTCCTTTGATGGCTTGAAGACTCATCTTCGAATCGACCATGTTTCCGGGGAATCCGCGTGATTTCCGAACAAGATCCTGAAGATTGGCCCACATACGCTTTCGGATCATCTTTGCCGTTGTAGACGTGAGAACAACGGTTGTCTTGGAGGGGTTTGCCAGCCACCAAACAGTCGCAAAGAGCGTCGCGCCGAAAGTCTTTCCGCTCGCACCGCAACCGGCCCATCCGACGTAGTCGTGTTCACAAAGACCTTCGACTTGTGCTTCGAGCCACGGGTTCCAGCTCATCTTCGGCCATAACATTTTCGTGGCGTTACGAAAATGATCGAAAGTACCCAGTCCGCCCTCATTCGGTTGGAGCCGATTTCGGAATGCGTAGAGTTCCAGTTCTAGGTCTGGAATCTTGACTGGGGAACGAATCCCGTACTTGTGGTCGATCAATGGATGCTCTGACACTTGCTCTGGCATAGTTTGGCCTTGCATTAGTTCTCGCTGGACTTGACGGTCTGGCAAAGGAAAAATATGCCGTCGCAACTTGTTTCTTCAACCGGCTGTTGCCAGCCTTGCGATACCGTTCCGGTTGTCGTGAATGTCCCCGGACCACAGGGTGCTGCGGGTACTAACGGAACGAACGGCGCTGCTGGCGTCAACGTGTTCAGCTTCACAACTGCGTCGTTTATAGTTCCAGCGTTTGGGTCGTCGGTCGTAGTTCCTCTTGCTGTAACTTCGTTTCTCCCAGAATCGGCTGCCGGACAGTTTTTTGTCTCAGTTCAGGGGTGCGGTTACTTGCAGGTAATGGACGTAACCGGACTCAATGTAACGCTTCAAAACCCGCTTGCAGGCGCTCTTGGAGTACCAAACGCAATTCCGACAACGGTTATAGCAACCAACGCGCTTGTGACTTTGGCGGGTGCAATTGGCGCTACGGGTGCGGCAGGAGCGTCTGGCGGAGCATCCTCCGCAGCGACGTACATTGTTCGAACTCCCGACGCATCGGTTCCGAGTGCGACGGCGCTCAATTCATTTTCATCTGGTTATCTCAAGACCCAAGGGTCGAGCGGATCTGGTTTTCTATCGACCGTCGCAACGGTTCCTGTCGGCGATATCAGCGGCGTGTTGCCGGTCGCAAACGGTGGAACGAACCTATCGACCGTACCTACCAATGGCCAACTGCTCATTGGCAACGGAACGGGATACACGCTGGCAAGTCTGACCGCAGGCTCGAACATCACGATTACTCCCGGTGCAGGAACGATCAGCATCGCATCGACGGCCAGCGGAGCAGCGTTCAGTTACGTCACGTTTACGCGGAGGGTGACGTCAAGTGCGCCAATTATTTCGGCACCGGCCAATCCTTTTAATTCAACCACATACCCCTCAACAACTTATTCTGGAATTGACACGGCCTCTGGTTTTACTGCTGCAAACGGAAGATTTACTGCACCTTACGCAGGTTACTACAGGGTAAGCGCACTGCTGCAACTATCGGTAAATAGTGGAGTTTCAGACGTTGTCATACAAATTAGAAAGAACGGTTCACCAATCTATAGCTGCCTTCAGTTCCGCGCTCCTTTTACTGTTTCAAACGAACAGCCGGTTGCTGTTGAAATTACAGATCAAGCGTCTGTTTCTGATTTTTACGAAATTTATTTTTCTACTGCTACAAACAGTCCCTTGTTAGCAGTTGGCTCCTCATTCTCTGTCCAACGGATTCAGGCTTAAGCCATGAGCGAACGCGCACCACGGCGGTACACGGATGGGTCTGTCACCTTTGAGGGTGGCATTGACGCTGGTGTGATGCCGTCTGAGGTGGACAAGAATCAGGTGGCCTTCGCGGTCAATGCCAGCTTTCGGCAGGGATTCATCTCTCCTCGACCCGGTTTCATCCAGAAAGATTACGACGTATGCTTGTCGATTACGGCAGACAGCACGCTCGTTACTGCGGATCAAACCAATGTCACGGCTGACGGCTTCTCCGAGGAGTGCTATGGTTCGAGCAATTTGACCGGCGTCTTCCAGTGTGCGCTCCCATACATCGGCGACAACGGAGCGACGTTTATCCTGATGCTAATCAGTGGTAAAGTGTGGCTTTACGACTGCCTTCAAAACAGCGTTCAGAACCTTTCAGCTTCGCCCAATCTTGAGAACCCATCGAACATACTCGATGGCTGGATGGTTCAGGCGGAGAACTTTGTCGTCATTCAAGATGGCCAAAGCGCACCGCTGATCTTCAACGGATCAAGCCTGCGCCGCGCAACCACCGACGAAATCAAGTGCGGAAGAGTAATGGCCTACGTCAACGGACGTATCTGGTACGCGCTTGCAAATGGGTTTTCATTCCGAGCAACCGACATTGTTTATGGAGATGGCACGCGAGCCAGTGTTCTCAAAGAAACCGAGAACACCTTCCTCAACGAAGGCGGAGACTTTGCGGTTCCGTCGGATTCAGGAGGAATCACAGCAATGGCCGTCCCCGGCGATCCAGATACGTCGCTTGGGCAGGGTCCGCTACTAGTCTTTACTCCTCGATACGTCTTCTCAGTTCAAGCTCCTGTTGATCGTGATACATGGAAGAACCTGAGCTATCCGATTCAGGCTATCAGCTTGCTAACCAGCGGTGCGCTTGGTGCTAGGTCGGCCATAACTGTCAACGGCGACGTGTTCTACCGAGCAGTCGATGGTGTCCGCTCGTTCATCATCGCTCGTCGTTCGTTTACTGATCCGGGGAATACACCGATTAGTGGTGAGATTCTGAACATCGCTGAGAACGATCAAACCAGTCTTCTGTGGTCTGGATCTGCGGTCGTGTTCGATAATCGATTGCTGATGACCGGACAGCCTCGGTATAATGCCCAAGGCGTTATCCACAAGGCGTTGATGGTTTTGGATTTCGACCTGATTACGTCGATGCGGAAAAAGTTTCCTCCCGCGTGGGCAGGAATCTGGACTGGACTCGATGTGTTGCAGGTTTTGAAGACGGAGAGCGTTTACGGTGACAGATGCTTTTCGATTGCTCGCGGTGAAAACGGGACGATTCAGATTTGGGAAATCAGCAAGGGCGATAAGTTCGACAACAACATTGCTGACGGAAAGAAGGAGATTCAGTGGCTGGTTCATACTCGCGCCTACAACTTCGAGCTTCCGTTTGGATTGAAGCGGCTTGATTCGGGCGACATCTTCATTGATTCGTTGGACGGAGACGCTTCTTTCAATGTCGAGTATCGACCCGACCAGTACCCCGGATGGATTGAGTGGGCAGACTGGGCTGAATGCGCGACAACTTTGCAGTGCCAACCTGCTTGTCCGCTGGTCAATTTCCAGCCGCAGTATAGGCCGAAGATGCGCTTGCCGACTCCTTCGGATATTCCGTGCAATTCGAGCATCAGCACACCGACTCGAAACATGTACGAGGTTCAAATGAGCCTGACAGTTACGGGATATTGCCGCATCAAGAGCATCCGCGTTCACGCTTACGACGTTCAGGAACCTGCGGTGGGTGAGTGCCTTGTTTTCGAAGGATGCAAGACTCTTGATGCTTGCGACGTAAACCCGTTTACCTACACATCGGAATAGTATGCCAAACCTAACATTAATCACGCTTACACCTCCAAGTCTTCCGGTGAGTTATTGTCCGTTGAATTACCAGAACTTGGCCAACGATATCATCGGAGGCACGCAAGCCGTTTTCAACAGCACGGTTGGGAACTCGTTCTTCAATTTTGGACCGACGTTTCCATCGATCAACAATCGGATTTATCCGTGGCTTGATGAAACTGGACGGTGGTGGATTTTCGATCAGGGGGTCTGGCTCTATGAAAATCCTGTCGCAGCGAATGGATATGATCGCCGCATCTTTGTCGGAACGACCACGGATCTTCTTTCGTACGACGGCGGCGATGGAACGGCTGTGGCAGGAGACACGTTTGGACCGATGTGGAAGGTTGATACGCTGTTTGACGCTCGATTCCCGGTCGGTGTTGGTACTTTTGCGGCGAGCGGTGCGGTTGCTGTCAATGGAACCGCAACTGCCACATCAATTGTCGGCGAGGATCAGCACACGCTGACGGTTCCTGAGATACCTGCTCACACTCACAATTTCTTCCCGCTTGTGACTGCGGATGCGAACAATGGCGGAGCCAATGGTGTTCAGTATGGCACTACGGCAAATGTTGCCACTTCATCCACTGGAGGTGGGGTCGCCCACAACAACCTTCCTCCGTTCTACGGTGTTTACTTCATCCAGCGAACGAGCCGAATCTATTACACCAAATGAAGCTAATCGTTCAGGACATTCGCTCGACAATCGCCCGTGTAGTCGGCGTCTGCGTCGATGACGCTCGCGTTTACGACTACATCAATCAGGCGTGCCGACGGCTTCTGCACAAGGGGTTGTGGGCAGGCGCGTACGGACGCTTCACTATCCACACGGTCGGCGGGTGCATCACTTGGCCGCGTCATATTGAAACCATCGAGTCCGTCGCTGATTGCTGCGGCGTCGGAACGGTTCGAAATCAATGGTTCGAGTTTCAGGAAAGCGGATACGGACTGCTCGGAGAGAGCAATGGCGCATGCGTCGGCAAGCAGCTTGTGGATCGTGGCACCGTGGTTTCTTACCGCGACATGTCCGGCGAGACGAATAGCTTCATTCGAGTCTATCCCGGCGACGCTTCTGACGTTGGCAAGACCATCACGCTGCAAGGTGTTGATCAGAACGGGCAATGGATTCGCACATTGTCTGGCGGCGTATGGATCGATGGCGAGAAGCTGACGCTCGCGTTGCCGTACGTTCAATCGACCAAGAAGTTCATATCGTTAACCGGAGTCATTCGTCAGGCAACCAACACGTCGAGCCGGTTGTACGAGTACAATGCAACGACATTGCTGGAGCTTGATCTGGCAGTTTACGACCCTGATGAAACTTTGCCGCAGTACCGTCGCAGTTACCTGACGGATCGTTGTAACAACGACGAGGATAAGCCGGTGACGGTCATGGCGAAGATGCGCCATATCAACGCGACGAGCGTCAATGACTACCTCATTCCGCCGAGTCCTGATGCCATCAAGCTGATGGTCATGGCGATTCGTAAGGAGGAGAACGATTTGATTCAGGAAGCAGTGGCCTACGAAGCCAAAGCAGTTCAAGCTGTTCAGGAGCAAACGATGCAATACCTTGGGGACGCAGTCGCAACGATCCGAATGGTCGGCGTCGGATTAAACGGCGGTGGATTCTCGCAATGGTTCTGAACCAAAAAGAATAATTTATGGCAATAGGACTTGGAGCGGCAATTT